GTTCGATTGAGTCCAACTCAGTATTTAGCTTGGAAATTGCATCATCAAGTTCCTTGTGCTGTGACTGACGATGTTCAATACGCTGCGTCTTAAACTCGTGATCAATACCCTGTTTACACGTAGGACAGTTATCATGATCATGGAAGAATGAAATTTCCTTCTTCAGCGATGAAATCCTACTTGAGATTTTAGAGTCGATGTCATTGAGTTTAGCGCGTTTTGAAGCAAGCTTCTGAGTATCGGGCATGTCCTTAAAGAGTTCATCAATCAGCAATGATACCTCAGCGGATGAGTTTTCAGCCTGCTGAATATTTGCCTCAAGTTCGACAATAAGTTTACTCTTCGCTTCAATCATATCATCGTTATTGGTCTGAAGTGATTTGATGTGCTTCTGAGTCAGTTCAATCTTCTGGTCGATCAGATCAATCTTGTATTCATTTTCTCGAATGTCAGCTTTATTCTGATTAGACTTTTCTTTGAGTAGAGTATTCATCACCGAAAAGATCTGAATATCGAGAAGGTCCTCAATCACTTGTCGGCGTTCACCGGCCGGAAGTTGCATGAAAGGAACGTAGTTTGAACTACCGAGAACAACAATTTGTTTAAACGACTTATAGTTCATCTTCAGAATTGTCTTTTCAAACATATCCTGATACTCTTTCACCTCGGCGTTTTGATTGAGCATTACGCCGTTCTGATAGATCTCGAATAGCCCAGGCTTTATGCCGCGACGGATCAGATATTCTTTTTTACCTACTGAGAATTCAACCTCAACCAAAAGATTTTTCTGGGTGATGCTATTCATTAACTGAGGCTTATTAATGTTACGAAATGGCTTACCGTAAAGAACAAAGGTCAATGCTTCAATCATGGTTGACTTGCCCGCACCATTGGAGCCCATGATTAAGGTTGTCTTATGCTTATTGAGCTCAATCTCGGTGAACTGATTACCAGTACTGAGCAGGTTCATGTATCTTAGTTTTTTAAAGTAAATCATTCTCTATTCAATCTCTTTCACCAAACATTTTTCATTGCTTTGGATATAGCCCATGGCGCGATCTTTCCTCTGCGTCGGGACCTACCTCCTTTAGGATTAGAGGGCGGCTTTGTCAACCAACCTTGTTGGGAATATTTTTCATCCCATTTGTGAGCGTTTAATTCCAAGGCTTTCTGGATCTTTTTCTCCTTATCATCCTCGTTCATGTTCGCAACCAATCTTCAAATGTCATATATTTACTCCAGATTTGAAGCTTCATGATAGAGTGTTGTGAGAAAGCTATTAAGTCGGCGTTGATCAACGCCACTTACCTGTTCCGCATATTTAGTCAAAACAGTAAGCGTATCTTCAACACCTTCAGCAATATCAGAATCATCCTCTAGGTCTAGGTTCAAGTGATCATCCACAATCTGTAGATCAACGACACCGATCTTTTCAATTTTAGAGATAAACTGGTCAAACCAATATGGATTATTCTTAGTATGCACCACTACCTTTATTATACCATTCTTTAAATTAAGTAAATCCCTATCCATCACTTGTTCGTAATCATTTGACGAGTCATCATAATGAATTTTATGGAACATCTTATAAGGATTTTCAACAAAGGTGAGCTCACGAGTTTCCGTGTCAAGGATGTGGAAACCCTTCGGATCATTCCAATCAGACCAAGTTAACTCGTATGGAGTACCCACATAGGTAATGTTGCCTCGAGATGATCTGGTGTGGAAGTGACCTGAATAAACCTCATCGAACTTTTGAAATAGTTCAATCGACAGTCCATGTTCACATACAGAACCACGATACATTTCAAAGCCTGCAATCTCAAAGTGACCTAACACAATCTGAGCCGAGGTGGTATTCATAAACTGAGTCACTCGGTCATAGTTTTCAGGACAGATCCATGGGATCATTCCAATCTTTAAACCATCGAACGAAGCCTCAGTGGGCTCCATATATGTAGTAATGTTACTATATTCGCCTAGCAGAAGATCAATTGAGTTAATTTCGTTTGTGCTCTTATAGAAAGTATCATGATTACCAGGAAATACATGAAAGTTAATATCATTCAGACTCAACTGATCAAATAGATAAGACCTACTTCTGTGAAGCGACATAAAGTTGATATACTTACGTCGATCGAATAAGTCACCTAACTGAATGACAGTACTGATACCATGTTCTTTTAAATAAGGAAAGAAAAAGTCCATATAGAACTTTTGCATGTGATCGTGAAAAGCGGCTGAATCGCCACGTGCTCCCAGGTGAGTATCACCAAGTAATGCTAATTTCATTTTGATTTCTTTTTTGTCAGTTCCGAAAGCTTCTTTCGATTAAAGTCACTAATTACAACATCGCAACGGTCACGGATTGTTGTAAGTGTTTGGACATAATTTTCACGAATGTGCAGTGGATTAGTTTTGTCAATTGCCGATTCAATTAGTTGTTCAACTGCTGCTGGCAGATGTCTACTCATCATCATCTCCTATAAATTTTTCTATTCCGCTTTTTACCTTTTTCTTGACAACCTTGGGTTTTTCAAATTTATTAATCAGACTAGCACTTCTATCGGTGTCAAGTTGAGCGTATACCACATTAAAGTGTCCGGCGTCCTCGGATCCAACATCAACAAGTGTATTATTTATAGACGAATTAATAAGTGCTTTATGCTTAATGTACGACTGCTTTTGTTCTTTCTGAATCCTACGAAGAAACGCATAAAAGATGATCTGTGTAAAATAAGCGAATGGATTTGTTGACTTATCAGGATTAAAGTTGTGTATGTACATCAAACAATTTTCGATGCCGTCACTGATCATTTCGTCCTTGAATGAATAACTAGCAAAGTTTGGCTTTGTTGCAAGCTTTTCAGCAATAAGAAAAATACACTTACCAATATAATTACTTACCTTAGGCCATTGTTCTTTAGGGAGACCTTTTTCCTTTGCGGCATTTAATTCAGTAATATAGTGAAGCATTTCGCCATATAGCCGCTTATTGTCAACATAATGCTGACCACTTTTCTTTTTCATTATATAACCCTTAGTGTAATGTTTTCTTATCAAACAGACCTGAAAGATCTACGATACCAGATTCGTCGCCGTCTTCACTATCGCGAACCAATTGAAATTCATTATAAAACTCTACAGTTTCATGTTTTGGTTCTATAGCCATTATAATATACCTGCGATTAAATGTAAACACTTTTTGATCGCAAAATGACATAAAAGGAACAAATTTAAGCCCAAAGTTTCCATCCTGATCAAAATCATATGATAGGTTTACGGGTTCCTCAAGATTAAAATAATCCTCGTTCTCTGACTCTAAAAGCCCCATTACTACTTCACCGGTTACCAATTTAAGACAAATAAACTTTGGTTCCATTTTGGGCTCCTTACAATTGAACAACTATAATATCGTAATCAAACTTATCAGCGTCATACATCTTGACGCGTTCTTCGAAGTGTAGTAGTGCATAGTTCTTATATGACTTGTATGACAGATCGTCTACAATATCCCAAAGATATGCAGTTTCTTTTTGCTTGTGCAATCGTAACATACGACCGATTGACTGAGGCACCTTAGTTTTGGACTTTTGTGGCGCTGTTGCAATCATATGATGTAGTTTCTTAATCGAGGTACCGGTCGATGTTGTACCCAGAGAAGCTACGAGGATAGCATTTTCCTCCTCCTCAATCGCCTTACGGATTCGTTCACGATCTGATACACCACCGTCAATATAAAACACGTTATCAGGTGATGATTCCTGTAGAATCCTGGTTAATTCATTACCGTGACTAATCTTTCTGAAGAATACAAGCTTATTACCTTCAAGTTTTAGAATTAATCCTTTGATGTAATTCATGCGCTTTTCATTGGAGGTAATAAGATCAATCTCTGAAGTATAATACTTGGCAGCTCGACGGGCAGGAGGAACGTTTTTAGTAATGTCATCCTTGAGTCGTTTATTTGTTTTGCAAACATCTTCAGGATATTTGAGAATAATACACTTGATTTTTAGTTTAGCTACGTAGCCTTGATCCATCAACTCTTTAGTAGTAACTGCTTGATAACGTGGACCAAAGAGACCTTCGATTGTTGTTTCATTGAGTGGGTTGCCATCGAGAGTACCAGTCGTACCAAAGCGATAGTTACAATGCGTGAGGTTACCTAATATATCGACGAGTGATTTCGCCTTAGCCCCGTGAGCTTCGTCGCCAACGACCATACCAAATTGTTGATACCAGGCTTTTGGCATTTTAGTTTTACCGTTATTTAAACTCTGCCAAGTAGTAATTACCATCTCGGCATCAATATCATTACCTTTTGAAATACCGCCAATGCTAGTATGGATCTTACCTTTATAACCATACTCACGGAAATCAGATTCCATTTGAGTTACAAGACCAACAGTCGGAACAATAATAAGTTTCTTTTGTTCTTTGTACCAACGAGAGAGCACATAAATCATGAATGACTTACCCGATGACGTTGGACTGATCAGTGTTCGCTTACCTGAAATTAGACACTTAGTAATGGAATCGATCTGATAGTCTCGTGATTCGTATTCACTTGGAATATCAAGTGTAGCAATAAAGTCCTTTACTTCGTCGTTTGTAATTGCGGTATAGCAAAACTCGTCATCAAAATCAAATGTGTAGCCTCGAGTATCGGCAAAATGTCTTACACGTTTTGCAAGGCCGGCATAGAGATACCCGGTCATCATGTTCATTAATCTTATTTTACCGTCCCAAACTCGTGATTTATAACGAGGGTGGAATTTGTAATTGTCAGCAAAGAACGTAAGCATATCCGACAGCTCCATCAGAATGGATGGCTCTGCTACTACCTTCATGTAGACGGCATTAATGTATTTTAAATGTATGTCAGCCATTATGCTCCTACTTGGAATTTGGCCCAATCAATCGCGGCACGAATATTAAAGTTGCGATCACGTAGGGTTCTGATGATTGATTCAAGGAGGGCGATCTTTTCATTTTGCACAGCGATCTTAAGCGTGTAATTAATGATGTCGTTATCCGCCTCCAAATATCTATCCACATCTCCACGGACGATTCTACCAATCGTAGGTAGTTGCCAACCTTTATCAATCTGTTCCTTGGTTGGTCCTTGTGTATAAAATTCAAACTTCTCTAACTTGAGTTGTTTGAGTTCGGCTTCATATTTTTTAAGAGCCAATTTCTCATTAATAAAGATCCTGTAATACTTCCCATGAAGTACACTGATCTTAATTGCTTCTTCACCTAGCTCTTGGCGATCAATTTTTGCATCAGTTTCCCAGAGCGCAAAAATGTCATCAATCTTCACTTCTTGATCCTATTAAGTTTCTTTGCACGAGTCTTGGCTTTATCCACGTGAATTGGATGTGCTCGACTTAGGTGAACCACACCATTCAGATGATCAAGTTCATGTTGGAATACTCGAGCGGTCATGCCATCAAACTTCTGCGTAACAACATTACCGTTTGGTTCAGTATAACGAACCTTAATGGACCGAGGACGCTTGATCTTTACATAAAGATTTGGAAATGAAAGACAACCTTCTTCAAGGTAAATGGTTTCATCCGAAGCATCCACAATCATAGGATTATAACAGACAATGATCTGCTGAGCCTTGATTGCAAAAACTCTATGTGGTAAACCAAGCTGATTGGCTGAAATTCCTAGTCCATCATATTTGATGACTGCTTGAGCCAATGTATGGGCTAATTCAATCGGATCTGTGATCGGATTTTCAAAATCAAATTTCGTAAGAGGTGTTCTGAGGATTGGATCATTACAAGGTACGAGTTCGGGTATAGTCATGTATCACTCCATATTGTACTAACTTAATAGTACCATAACAAAGAAAGGAAATTATGTAAACCCTTAAGTTACAAGCTTATCAAAATAAAAGCGATCGAAGTTAAATGTAGCTTGAGCCGTAATATATTGAACATCAGTCAATGTTGATGCGAAATCAAGAGGTGAAATCGACAGTGGGAATAGTTGTACAAATCTCACATTAAAGATAGGTTTAAGTGAACTATTCAGGATCAGAACCGAAGCATCAGAGAACTTTCGGTTATACGTCTGATCAAACCCATCTGGAGTACCCAAGCCAACCATCCAGTCATAAACCTCAAGATAATCAGTAAGATTCTCACCAACCATAAATGTTATGGATAAAGGTCCGCCGTAGTTGATTGTACCCGGTTCTTGCATAGTGAGAAATGGTGTTGCGACACCAGCAGTTCCTAAACCAATGCCTGGAATTTGCACTGACTGACAGCGCATTTCAAGATTCTTTGCTCCAGTGATTTTTATTTTATAACTAAGAGCGGATAAATTATTTTGCTCGAGCATCAAATATCCTATTTACATATTTTGTGGTTTGAGTATAATGTATTTATCGGAAAACAAATACTATATTAGATAGGTATACTGAATATGAAGATTATTACTGTTAAAGATTGTTTTGTTAAGACTAATTCCTCCCAACAGAAAAATACCAAAAAGAAAGAGGACAATAAAAAAGAGGGGGAAGGTTTCCCCTCCCCCTCAGTCTAACAACTTTATAGTTATTATTAACCTGCGTGGGTTATCACATAAGGTTGGAAACGAGAAGTCTACGGTAGTAGAGGTTCGAATCCTGCTTGATAGCACCTTCACCAGCTGTGAGACCTTCGGCGAATGGGTTTGCGACCATGCCGTAACGAGTCTTGAAGCCGATCTTTGGTTGGAATGTGTTAGGATCGACCGCACGAACCATCTGAAGTGGAACGTATGGGCAATAGAACAAACCAGCATCGAATGCCGAAGCGCCCTTGTAACCAACAACCATGTAGTTCGAACCAGCGTATGGATCGATGTAAACACGGAGACGGCCGTTAAGAACACCGGCAAAGGTGTTGCCTGTGTCGTCAACCTGAAGGTTGTTTGAGTTAAGAGCAGGAGCATAATCAAGAACACCAGCCATCTGAAGAGCCGAAGCAACGTCCGACGAGCAGATGATGATGTTACCCTTACCACGGCGTGTGCCCTTGGCAATTGCGTTAGCTTCACGTTCAACCTGGAACATAAGACCCTTGAACTTTTCAACCGACCAACGGCCGTTTGAGTCGGTATCAAGATCGAAGACACCAGGAGTTGTTGTACCATCAGCAGCACCGCGAACGGCTGTTACGATGAGTGTACGGATAACTTCACGGTTGATTTCAGCAAGAATTTCCGAAGAAAGAATGTTGCTGAGCTCGGTTTCGGCATCAAGACCATGGATAGCCTTGAGATCCTGTGCGAGTTCAAGTGAGTATTCTGCCTTGAGAGCACGTGTCTTTGCAGTAACGGAAACCTTCTCGATTGAGAATGCCATTTCTGGGAAGATCGAAGTAGTTGTTGAACCAAGACCTTCAGCAACAGTTGTTGCAAGACCACCAGCGAAGTTGTATGTGCTGTTACCTGCGTTGTTTGCAGCTTGAACACCATTAACTCCGGTTACGTTACCTACAGCGCCACCAGGTGCAGTTGCACCAGTGTAACCTGCATCAGTTGGAGAAGTGTTTGAACCACCACGAGCCGAGAAGCCAGTGTTGACTTCGTTGTAGAAGGTTTCGTCACCTGTCTGGTTAGCATAACGTGCGCGCATTGCGAAGATAAGGCCAGTTGGGCCTGTCATTGGCTGAACGCCGCAGACATCATAAGCAATGAGGTTTGGCATCGCACGACGAACGAGCGAGATAAGAACTGGATCGAATGTATCAATTGCACCAGTTGATGCAGTTGACGATGAAAGACCCATTGAGTTGACTGGGGCAGCTTCACCGAGGAACGAACCGCCCATTGAAGCACGAGCTTCACGCATTGCGGATTCGGTGTTTTCTAGAAGCTGAGCAGTTACCGCACGCTTGTGAGCATCCTTAATTGGTGTAAGGTCGTCATGCTCTAGGATTGGCTTCCACTTATTTTGAATTTCTTCAGCTAAGTAAGACATTTTGTTTTCTTCTCCTTGATATTATATTTAAGTCCTACGACTCAATATTTATTTATTATTTCACAGATTTGGAAATTGCCTGTGAATACATCTTCATTTGTGGAGTTGTATAACCAGGATTGGTTTCTTCATCTATAGTTCCATCGATTTCTTCGGTAATAAGACCGGTTGACTTCGATGGTGTGCCAAAATAACGTTCCTTGAGAATGGAAACTTTTCTCTTGAAGTTATCCGCATCTGTATACTCAAGACCTTCAGAGAGAGTTGAAAGTTTGTCAACTTGTGTCTCTGCAAGATCTTCTGAAAGCTCTTCAATGATCTGAGCCTTAGTGTATTCCTTGTTTACTGATTCCAGTTCAATCTTTTCATTAAGAACTGAATTGAGCTTTTCGTTAAGCGAATCTACCTGTTCCTTAAGATCAGCAACGATATCAAGCTTCGATTCTGGAACAGTGATATAATGTTCGGTAAAGACGTTACGTAGGCTATCCATGAAGTCTTCAGCAATCTGAACACGAATGCCAGATTCGATTGCAACTTCATTTTCTGTCATCCACTTCTCAACAACATAGTCGAGATACTGGTCAAGCTTTTCGGTTACAGATTCAAAGATTTCGCTTGCCTGTTCCTGAAGCATTTCGTTGAATTCTTCTTCAAGAGCAAGAGCCTTAGCTTCATATGCTTCCTGAAGTTCTGCTTCAACAAGGGTTGCACGAGTATTTACGGCTGCTTCAAAAACAACCTGAGTCTTTTCTTTAAGCTCTTCGTTAAGTTCATCACCGGCAAAAAGATCATCAAGATCTTCCTTCCAAGGACCTGTACCAACTGCTGCAGAAGGCTTCATTGCAACTGTTGCTGCATTCTTCTGGGAGTTATCAACTGCACCTGCAGCTTGGTTTGGACCAAACTGTGCCTGAACTTGATTGAAGATGTTTGAAAGATCTTCCTTACCAAGCTGAGCAAGAAGCTGAACAAAGGTAGCGAGCTGTTCGGCTTTTGTATCGCCGCCGCCAGAACCACCACCTGGTTTAAGTGTATCGATTGCTGCTTCGTTCATTTCGTCCTCTTCTGTATATTTTGACTTGAGTTCTTCCAGTTGCTCTTCTGTGAGCTCACCTGAATCTAAAAGTTCCTGCACATGATCTGCAGCTTCTTCTTCAGTCAAACTATCAAGATGATCCTTAAGTTCTTCTAGATTTAATTCCATGTTCTATTCTCCGGATGTTATTTAATTTATTTATAAACGAGAAATCTTTGAAAGTTTTTGTAGGTATCTTTCAAAAAGAGCTACCTTTTGTTCGGCAAGTTGTTTTACACGAACTGCTTCATCAATTTGTTTCTTTGATTCTTCAGCAATTTGAATTGCCTTCCAACCCATACGTTCGTCGTAAACCCATTCCATGGATTCCATGATACCGTTCACCCAAGCATCAGGTGCTGAAGGATCTGCAACAATGTCAGCTGCTGTAGCTAAACGAAAGTCAGATTGAACTTCGTTGATGCCATCCTTATTTGGTTTTACCGTTCCCATACCTCGGGATGAAACACCGAGGCGACCACCGCATCCCATGATACCTTTGGCAATATTACCCATAGGTGTTTCGGAAATGATAGCCTTACCAACATAGTTAGAACCATCCTTACGGAGTTCTACAATACGGTGTGAAACACGATCAAGATTAATCTGTGGACCATTTGGGTGGCCAAGTTCACCAAGGGCAGTCTTAGCATCAACTGCTTCCTTAATATAACGTCCGACTTCCTTATCCATAACTTCTTCTGGATACATACGGCCGTTGCGATTCTCAATAGCAGACTGTAGAAAGATACCTTCAATGTAGAAGTTCTTGCTTCCGTCCTCTTTTGCTTCGGTAATATATTGAACTTCTTCAATACGTTCGGTAATAAGTTTCATTTCTTTAACCTCTTAAGTATTCTGAAGTAAATTGACCAACCTTTTGCAATTCAAGAATCAATGTACCTGTAGCACCAGTTAGGTTTACTACGAGTGTAGCATCATTATCAAGTGTCATGGCAGCACCGTTACCTGCGTAATCGATGTAAGCAGTAGAGTCATAAACCCCTACAGTATTCGATCCGCGCTTTACTTCCCAATATGCACTTGCACCAGATGGTGAGCCGCACCAAACTTGAGTAATACTTGCGCCAGTAACTATTTCATCATCAATCGCAATTGCCGATACACTGTTATTACCAGTAATCGTAAGCGTTGAATTTGAAGTAAATAGGATTGTGGTTGAAAGATTTTTTCGATTTTGTACAATACGATAGGCCATTAGTCGTTCCTATTCTCGATAACAAAGTTAATAAGCTTCTGTAAACCAGCTTCTTCACTGAGTTGATTAAGCATTACCTTCCTATTTGCTTCAGTGAGTCCGTTGAAGAGTTTAGTTAGAGCTGAACGGTGAAGTTCTGGAACATTTTCAAGACGCATTGCGAAGCGTTCATCTACACTGTACTTTGCTTCCTCTGGAACAAACTTATCAATAGCGTTGTTGATAATATCTTCTTTTGTAAGATGACGAGGAACATTTTTGATTTTGTTACCATACTCATCCTTGCGAGTGCCAGGTTTTCTGTAAGGACCTTCGAACGGAACCTCAGCTTCTACCTCTTCATTGGTCTTTTTAGATTTTTCAATTGTTCTAAGTGCACGAACAGTACTCTTAATATCTCTATGGATTCTATCCAAAGGTTGTGGCTTTTTCATTTTGCTGTATGTGCCATCTGCGCTAGTATCATAATCCCTTTCACGTTTCTTTTGAAGAAAGCTTGTCGCAAGTTCACTAGAGATTTCATCAATCTGATCAATATCCTCTTTTGTAAGACGATCGGTTGCTCTACCGATACCAACTAGTCTTTTAAGTCCAGTTTTTACCGCCTTTTCGCCTCCCTTTTGTTCCTGTTCACGCGATGCTGGATCTTCGATTTGTCTATTTAACATTGAACCGCCAGTAAAGCCTTTACTGAAAGCATTTGTGGAAGCTCTCTTAATATATGCTCGAGCTACTTCTTTACCTTTCGGTGTATCAAATACTTCGTCGAGTTCAATTTCTTCCTTCATCTGTTCAAATTTAGCTTTAACTTTTTCTAAATTTCCAACATTAAGATGTTGTGTCGGTGAGTTCTTTTTAGTAAACTTATTGCCTTCACTATCACTTGTTTGAATGATGTGATATCTATAGGGATCATGAGAAGTTGTAATTGCAGTAAAGGTACCTTTACTAGTTTTTAATACTGGACCTTTTGATTGACCATACGATTTTTGAATTTCATCAATCTGTTCAACTTCTTCCTTCTGTGGTCCACGTTCAGCAGAAAGTTTAGCAGCAATCGCCATCTGACGACGCTTTTCTTGTGACTTACCCTTGAACTGAGGCGCATCAGACTTTTGGAAGTCCCTGATGTATGTTTTCATAGGTGTTTTAGCAGTAAGAACTTCGTCAAGTTCTTCTGATTCCTTTACCATTCCAGTGCGACGCTTTTCGCCTTCAACGTATGAATGAAGTGATTCGATATCCGAATGAACCTTGCTGAGCTTGTTCTGATACCACTCTTCTACTTCTCCACCCATCTTGACAAAGTCAAGAATTTCCTTGACTGCGTAGCCAATGAAGTGAAGTTGAGTCTGAGCCATCTCAGTCTTTTCTGCAGTATCTTCATCAGCGGCTTCAACTAACTTATTCACAAGATGGTTAAGTTCTTGTTTGGTAAGTTCAACACCTTCAACTTCAGCCATTTCAAGAATTGAATTTGCAATTTGATCCTTATCAAGTTCAAATGCTTCATCCATCTTATGCTTTGCATCATAGGCCTTATTGTATTGGCTCATCTTATTATCAATAGTTTGTGTTGGAAGTCTACCTATTGAATGGTAAAACTCTGCCGCAGCCTTAGCATGCTTGGCAGTTTTGTATGCTTTCTGGCTAAGGTAACTTAATCTACCTTCTGGATTCATAAGCTTAGCACGGTGACCGGGTCCGAATTTACTCTTTTCAGATGTGGGTTTATAACCCATACCTAAGCTTTCCTCAAGATCGGTTTCTTCATAAACCTTTTCATCTTCAGGTACATCGTAGCCCATTCGAGTCTTTTTACGGTCAACTTTCTTTACATTAGAAGCATTGAATACGTCATCGCCATTGCCGTTTGCATCCTTGTGTTTGATCACAACGTGCTTATCAACGAACTCCTGCTCGTCTTTTGGCTTTGGTCGATATACTTCGAATAGATCCTTGATGTTAGGCATTTCTTATTCTTCCCCGTTATCTAAATCTAAATCTTCCAAACCTAGATCATCAAGATCAAGGTCGTCAATATCAAGATCTACATCATCTTCTGAAAGTGGTAAATCATATTCATCATCTTGAGTTTCATCTGGGCCATCATATGTACCTTGTGCGACTTCAATACGCTTATTGGCAATTGCTTCCATGGCTTTATCCTGGAGAATACCATTGAGTGTATCTGCAAAGTCCACAGGATTTGAATCGATGGCCAATCCAAGTAGATCTGTTACATTAGGCATAATTACAATCCTTTTAATTTCTATAGATATATTTATCAAACAAAAAGTTTAAGCTGGTTGACCTGGAGGCTGCTGAGATTGATCTTGAGTCTGTCCTGGCTGACCTTGTTCTTGTTGTTGCTGCATCATCTGTTGTTTCAACATTCCATTATATTGAGGATTTTCTTGCTCATCTTCAATCTGCTCATCAATTTCTTCAATCTCTTCATCAGATTGTTGAAGAACATTTCGGCGAACCCATTCAGCAGAATAATACTTACCAACATAATCATCAATATCGCGCAACATGACAATACGATCTCTGAGAATTTCGGTATTCTTGAGTTCATCAAAATAGTTATCATGCGAGAACTTAAATTTGACGTTATTTTTGATAGCGTCCCATTCTTCTGGTGTAATAATCTTCTTCAGAATTAATTGACGCTCAAGACACTTTGTGAATAGAATGGCAAACTTGTTACGAAGACGGTTAATGAATTTAGCAAACTTAACTTCATCACGTGAAATTTCTGTAGCACGACCAAAGCTGAATGGAGCATTTGAGTCCAAACGACTGATCGGAACGTTAAGCGAACGAAGAAGCTTTTGTTGGAAGTAAATCACATCATCCATCTGACCTAGATTCTGGCCGCCTGGAAGTGTAGTAATTTCAGTACCGCGGCCTTCACGGCGAGGTAACCAAAAATCTTCCAACATGGTCATGAATTTTCTATCATCACGGATTTCACCAGTCGCCGAATCATACACGAGTCGGTTCTTAAACTTGACCATAAGATCACGGAGATATTGTTCCGCTTTCATCTTTGGAAGGTTACCAACGTCAACGTAGAAAATACGGCGTTCTGGAGCACGTGAAATACGATAGATGACAAGCGAATCTTCCATTGAACGAAGTTGGTTCAATGGTTTAATTGCTTTATGTAAATATGATTGAACTAGGTCGCCGTTCTGTGAGAGTAGGCCAGACGTACAATGAACAATTGAATCCTTGGCGATCTTGAGACCACCGAGCGAATTTGATGGAAGAACATTTGTTCCAGAGGTTTTCGCAAAACCTTTATCATTGTAGATAAAATATTCTCTATCACTATTTGTAATAGGCGTTTCGATATTTGATTTATTGCGTTTCGACTGAGTAACTCGAACCTTACGGATCTTACGAGGATCTAGATAACGTAACTCAAGTATACCTGCGGCTGGATTCTTATCATCAACAATCACGTGATAATAGAGTCGGCCATCAACATACCATCTACGGACCGTTTCATAACCGAGTTGATTAAATTCGAGTAGAGTAAGAATGTTTTCAAACTCAGCAATAAAGATTTTCTTTACGCGATCTGAAATATTAGGTACGTCATCAAGTAAAAGTTCAACAACCTTTGTTTCAGGTTCTTGAACGACAACTTCATTTACAATATCATCAATAGCAGAATCAACTTCAGGGTGGGCTGACATTTCTCGATACTTATTAACAAGTTCTGCTTCGGTTCTTACCGAGCCGTCAAGATCAACATATGTACCGTAGACGCCACCCTCAGCGACAACCATCGCACCATCGTCTTGTAACTTTGGTGCGAAGGATGCGCCTTCATTTTCTTTCCGCTTAATTTCAAAGCCAAATAAATTCATTATGTAATACCTTTATTAGTTTACAGTACCAGTATTTCCTCCAACGACTTCATACCAGTCATAAGCGAATTGTACGCTGAAGATTTGAATCTGATTCTGTGCTTCCCAGGCAAGTTCAATTTCTGAAATTGCGATAGGGAATAAACCAAAGAACTTATAACGACGGATCGGGTTTCCGCCAACCTTTGAATACTGAAGTATTTCACCATCGGTTTTATATGCATCAGGACGAGCGCTTCCAGTCTCATTTACGTTTCTGCGAAGCGAATTAATGCGATTGTGCCAAGATTCCATAGCGTGACGGATTTTGAAATCTTCGTCGTTGTAGATTTGAACACTCCAATTTTCAAATGTTCTATCGCCTGCAACCTTCATCATTCTACCAAAGTATGGAACTTCGATAGGATTAACTACTGATGGAGGAATCGATGAAGCTCTGCACATGAATGGAGCAATGCTTCCGATAGAACGATCAAATGGAGTATCCAAAATAACTTGGAAGAGCGTTGGACGCGCCCCTCCAAATTTTAGATTTGCTCTAATATCGTTAATTGAAAATGCCATTTATTATCTCCTTATACTGGTGTATTTATACTGTTATTGTCCAACAATTTCAGTAAACTCCACACCAGTTCTTACGGCGATGAAATTCAAGCGAATAAAGTTAATTGATCTTGCAGGCTTAATGTAGATATCGCCAACAAAACGATTGGTATCAATTACCTGTGGTGTGTTGTTTGTTTCATCACATACAACCTTAAAGTCTGTAATACCGCGGCGACCTTGTACATCACGTAGGAAAGGTTCTACAATATTACGGAACTGAGCACGGGTAAATTCATCGTTGAACTCGAAAAGTAGAGCATTTGAAGCTCGTGTAATTGCTTTCTGAAGAGTGATGAATAGACGACGGACATTGATACGATCAAATGCCGATGGTGTAGCAAGAAGTGTCTTATCACCAAATAGAATTGTGCCAAGACCCTGTTGAGTAATAACTGGGTTCACACCATTCTTGTAAAGAAGATCACGTTCTGCGGCCTTTGGATTGAATGGAAGCTTGACTACGTTACGGATTGAACCACGATTCACACCAGCTGGAGAGAACCAAGGATCACGTGTCGCATCTGTTCTTACACAGAGTCCAGCAATATCGGCATTGAGTGGGATGTATCTGTAAACATCGTTATACTTATCATATTGATATTTATAACCAGAATCAAGCACTGCATATGATGATGAACGAAGTGCATTTCTGAAATCTACCACATTTTGTGCTGCAGAATTTGGTGCATTTACAA